GGAATCAAACCAGCATCCGCTTTCCCCCAAAAAAGTTAATAGCAATTTGTGTTGCAGCTATTGCCGTAGCAGCAGGTTGTACAAGTAACACACCTACCTTGATCGCAGTAGGTATTGTAAGTGCAGCTTGCCCAAACCAGTGGTGCCGTAATCGCTAACCATAACGCAAATAGGTATTTCATGTGACCTCTATTAGAAAGGAATATCGCCATCATCTTTCCGCTTGCTAGGGAAAGGGTTTACATTGCCGGGGCCGGTACTCTCAGGTGGCACCCAAGTATCTTCTTTGATCGAGATTAGCGCACCTCCTTTCGTGTCCTTAGTCCATGCTGCCAGCTTGATTGTGTCACCCGGAGCGTAATGTTCAGATACCTTTAGTTCACCACGCCAGTCAGGGCTACTAGGCGACTTCTTATTACGGTTGCTCAGTAGTACGCCTGTACCCATCTTGCGTTCAATGTCTTGCCGATCCATGTTGCTTCTCCTTAACTAATGAATAACGTGCGATTTCTTTCTTCCCGACACGCACCGTTTGCGTCACGATAGTGTGTCCATCTTTCCTAAGTTCCTCAATGCGTGCCGCCAGCCGTAGCACGCCGTACAGTCTTAGGCTATCAAGGGCTGTAATGCCATCACCTTGCTGCAAGTGATCTAGGATCATGGCTGATTGCCCCTTGCCGCTGGCTGGCTTCAACCCTTTTTTATCTGCTGATCGCAATCCTCCTTCGCCTTCTTGACCTCGCGTGTCCATACCTCAAAGAGTGCAGCCTTCTCAGCTTCAATCATGCCAAGCACAAAGTCATTCGCACTTTCTAATGCTGTGATCTTTGCCAGCTTCTCGGCAGCGTTTAGCTTCCCGCTTGCCATGATGCTATTGACCATATCCAAGTAGCCATTGACAAACTCATCATCATTGGCATGGTAGGCATAGGCTTCGCTCTTTCCCGGCACCATGAAAGCCACGCCTGTAGTGGGCTTTGGTGGTGGTGCAGGTACTTCGATGGGTGCGACTGCTTGCGGAACAATCAGAGGCTCTTTACGCGCTTCCGGGATGGTTTCAACTTCAGTCTCATCAAGCATTCCGAGTCCACAATGTGCAAGAACCGACCTGCGTATTGCTTTCGTAGTTGCTTTAAGGATGGAATTAGCCAATCTCTCGCCGACAAGGGTTGAGACATCCACTGCGCCCTGATTTTCTGAAACTCTACCGTCAGCGCCCGTGCATCGGACTGAGACAATGTAAATTCCATCCACACGTTCCCGATGCGTAATCTGAGTGGAAAGTTTGTGAAGCGCACAAAGCTGTTGAGTAGCTCCTGCGTTCGCGTAGAGGATTTGTTTACCATTGAGTGTCAGTAAGTCAAAGGGTTTCGCGGCTGGATCGAGACCGACTTGGCGGCAGCGATACAAGTAATACTCTTTCTTCTGATCCTCGTTCAGTCCAGACAAGTCACCACGCAACACAATGGATGATTGGATAGCAGGATCAAGCACGGCAATTGCCGACTCCCCTGCCATGTTGACTACGTTACTCATGGTTAATCCTCTCTTCCATCATGGCATCTGCTATCTCATAAGCCCTTCTGACAAACTCAGAAACGGGTGCGTGTACGTCAGAAGCTAACAATCCCTGCATTGCTTTAGCTGCAAAGTAATCGCGCAAGTCCATGCCATCACTTCCTGCGCCTGTGTATGGAAATGCTTTGAAATTATCTTGATTCATGTTGTCCTCACTTAAGTAAAAAGCGGCGTGAACCGGGTTGTTCAACCACAAACTTGTCATACATCTCTGGCATAGCATTACGGAACAAGTCTTTGGAAAAGGATTTAGTCGATTTGCTGGCCTTCCAAGTAGCTAGGATTCGCCCGTCATAGGTTGCCAGTTGGCTGGCTTCCATCATGTAGCCTTGCACTTTGGCAGCTAGGGCATCTTCCTGCGCTTCTAATACTTTGCGCTGTTCTTTGACGATCTTCAGCATCTCGCATACGTTTTCCAATTCCTGATTGGCTAACAGGCTGTTGCCGTTGTCTTCCTTGTACACAATCTTGGCAGCATCACCCATCGTTTCAGGGTCAAAGTTTCTAGCCTTGATGCGCCCCCAAAACTGTGCCATTTCTCTAGCGTGTAAATCCCATTGTTCCTCTGAGAAATGCTGCGGGTAATGGCAGATTTCCTGACCGCCAAAGCAGACTACTAAGACTACGTTAGGGATGCGGTGGACTAAGGATTCATGCAAGCATTGAACACGGTAGCCTGTGTCAACGTCAGTTGTGCCGTCGTCGCCATACTTCTTACGCTGGTGGATACCTAGATTCTTGACCTCATAGAGTGTCTGCCCATCCTCTGAAATGTAATCAAAGTGTGAGGCAAGAAAGGTATGTTGCGGATGATAGAGAGAGTAGTCAGCATCTTTAAAATTGATGCGTTGTCTGCGTGCAAACTCTTTCATGATGGGTTCCTGCATTACTAAACCCATTTGCACAGCTTCTACGTTGGATAAGTCATCTAACGGTTTAACGCCGATCTTCTCAGCGTAAACCTCACCGCTTCTACCTTCAACAAAACGGCGTGCATCGTTAGACCACAATGCGTTATTACGCACTTCGGGTGAAAAGTCACTCATGTTTAGCCCCAATTAGTTATCGTCCTGATCCCACAATAAGACTGATAGCATCAGGACAACAATTGCTATCAGACCACCGGCACCCACTAATGCAGCACCGATAAAAGTTATGATTTGAAAGGTATTCATGGCGCACCCCTTTCGCGGATAGAAAAGGCACAGTAAGCGGCATCACGCGCATCACACACTTTGGCACATTCCTCACGCTCTGCTGCGACGATTAAGTCCACAAACTTTTCCAAACCATAAATGTCAGTTTCATAAGTAGTGCGCCCATGACCGTCATGTATTTCATCAGCGCATTCTCTTGCTATCTTGATAATCTCATCTCTCGTCATAGTTTCCTCTGGCAAGTGAAGGCCTGAATATCCACCCTGAAAGCCGCAGCAAACCTGCAATCAGCGGCTATGCGGCTCTCAGTTTGAACAGCGCCAATGTAGTAGCTAATGATGAGTAGGACGATGGTGAACACCGACCTAGCCCACCAACGATGAATAGCCTCTACGCCTTGTTTCAGCACCTTGGCGATCATGTCGCGCTCAGAAGGGGCTATCACGCATTGCCTCTTCAAACTCAAGCCTAGCCTTTTCTCTGGCAATCTGAGTTTCTTCTACTAACACGAACCATTGCGCATTAGCACCACAGTCAATGTCACGCTTGGACTGCCGTTGAGCAAAGCAATACGGGAACTCTTCCTTGCCGGTAACAAGGCTAACTTCAGTGGTAACAGGATTGATGCAGCGGTCTTTCTGACCGTGTTCATTGCCATAGAAGAAGCAATCAACACAGAGTTTGATGTCTTTAATGTAAGTCATGGATAAGCCCCTAGATGGATGGATAACGGATTAGGCGTCGAGTTCTACCAATTGGAAACGGCGTTCACGAAGACGTAGGACAGAAGCGGACAGGTGATGAACAGACTCTCTAGCACGGTCTAAAGCAGCTTGAGCAGCAGCCTCTTGCTTGCGAATACGGTCTATAAGGTCTGTATCTTGACGAGGATCGAATTGATCCTGATGGGTGTAAATCATGTGAACCTCCCTGATTAGGAAACGGATAATGTGCATCAGCACACGCGCACAATAGTTCACAGAATACACAAAGTCAACAACTATTTTGAGAGATAGATTCTGTTGTCAAATTGGCCTGTGGATAAGTCTGTGGATAACCTGTGGATAACTGTTGTGTTTCTTTTTGACAAGTGGAACACCTATATAAATATATCTATACGTTTACTATAGTCTAAGTAAACGTATAGCTATACGTTTCCTATATATATACGGTTACTATAGCTATACGGTAACTATAGCTATAGGGTAAACCGTAATATGGGTATACGAGGGTCTATCGTTCTAACATCTATCTCTCAAAACTTATAGGTATAGTCGTTTACTAAGACTATACGTTTACTTTCCTATACGGTTTCTAAATCTATACGGTTCCTATACATATAGGTAAGCGCGTGTCAATTTGGAAACATGATTTCCGATTTTTTTGGCAGATTCAAATGTCAAAGGAATGAACCTGCATTTGTTGCCAAACAAGCTAGGGTTGAGTTTTGCATAGGGGGTTTTTGAAAAGCGGATTGGCTGGCACTGGTAGCAATGCGGTTTAAAAGGGTTTTAAGGGGTGTACAAGGCTACAAAAAGAAAAAGCCTGTACAGAGTACAGGCTGAATGGGAAACGGCTTAAAACGCTTATTTTAGAATGACAGAAGAACGAAAAGAAAAGCCCACATAACGGCAAGGCCGAATAAACCGCCGAGAATCTCAAGTA